TTAAAATGTCCTATTAACACTAAAGCAGCAATTTATTACAATGACTTGTTACGTTTTAAAAATTTAGATAAAAAACATCCAACATTTCAAATAGGAGATAAAATGTATATTGGATACCTGAAAGAAAATCCGTATCGTATCGACGTGATTGGATTTAATGGACATAGTGATCCACCTGAAATTATGGATTTTATTGAAAAGTATATTGATAGAGACGGATTATTTGATTCGGTATTAAAAAATAAACTTGAAAGTATTTACTTAGATTTAGGATGGGGAATGCCTGTATTTAATAAAAAAATAAACAAATTCTTTATATTCGATTAAACATGATAAACAAACTAGATCTTACCTCAGTTATCTCAAAGTATTACCTTAACGGACTTATTGAACCAGTTAAATGGAATATCCAGGATGAAACCATGACTATTAAATTTAACGCTCCTTCAAAAGATATGATTGGTAAAGTTGAATTTAAAGGAATGCCACTTGAAGATTCAACAATTGCTATTAGTAATACTACTCAATTAAATAAGTTGATCGGTATTACAAATGGTTATTTAGAATTAAAGTATGAAAAAATTAACAAATTTATTACTAAACTCATTATAGCTGATAACCAGTTTACCTTAAATTATGCTTTAGCTGATCCTATGATTATCCCTAAACCAGGTGAATTAGGAGATGTTGGGGAATGGAATATTGAAGCTCCACTTGATAATGAAAGCATCAATGCTATTGTTAGAGCCAAATCAGCATTAGCTGAAAGTGAAACAGTAGTTATTAAACCATTTGAAAATGCAGATGGAGAATTTCAAATTGAAATGCAATTTGGAGGTAATGTAGAACATGCTAATAAAGTATCATTTTACATCCCCCAAGCAACTTCCAACAATATCCCAGATGATTTTAAAGAACATTACAATTCAAATATGATTAAAGAAATCATGTATTGTAATAAAGATATGGCTAACGGACATATTAGTATTAATTTAGATGGTATTATGAAGTTAGAATTTGAAAACGAGAATTTAAAAAGTACTTACTATCTCATATCAAAAGAAATTTAATGGAAAAACCAGATAATGTTTCGGATAGTCCTGGTTTACTCCCTTATGGAAGTAATGTAGGAGCCCCTGCTATTAAAATTGAAGATATTAGTTCTTGGAAATCAACTAACATCGTTAAAGTAAATCATCAATTAAAAAAACGATTTAACGAATTAAAAGAAGAATACCAAAAATTAGTAGAAGAATATAAATGGAATGAATTAGTTTACAATGCTAAATTTAGTTTTGAACCCGTTATAGGACATATTTATCATTTATATGTTGGAAAAGATAGCAATATATTTTTATCTATGGTAAATCCTGAAGAATGGAGTTATGAGCATGTTGGAACGTTTTCACTAGATTCAAATAATAAGTGGATTAGAGTTGAATAGAAAAATTCCTTAATATATTTATATATGTCAACTAAGGTTGTTTAATTGAAGAATATTTCGTATATTCACGTTATAAAATATAAAAAAATGAGTTATACAATTATCAAAGATCCGGCTATCGAGCCGTTCCACATCTCTAAAGATCAATACTGTTACACAGTAGTGGAAACAATTACTCCCGATGAGAAAAATTTAGAAGCAGGAAGTGTTGGTAAAAATTATGAAAAGCCTTTAGGTCATTACACTAATTTATCCCACGCACTTAAAAAAATTGCTAAGTCTAAATTAGACCTCAAACCTGAGTACTCAACAATTATGGATTATATTAATGAATGGCAACGCCAACAAGATGAAATGAATAAGTTATTAGAAAAAATTGGATTATGAAATTAGAAGCACTTTACAACGCAGTTATCGTTAAACCGGTAGAAACAGAAGAAACCTCATATGGTGGAATTATCGTTCCAGATTTGGGGAATGAAAAAAACAAACTAGCTGAAGTAGTAGCAGTTGGAGATGGTTACTTTTCAGTAACAGGAGTATGGATTGAAACAGTTCTTAGTGTTGGAGATGTAGTAGTATTACCTACTATGGGATTCAGTAAATTAGAACATGAAGGTGAAGAGTACTGGATTGGTCCTGAAAATCAAGTTTTAGCAAAAGTAAATAATTAATTTAAATATGAGCAAAGTTATAGAATTCGGCCCTGAGGCACGTAAAAAACTATCAGCTGGTGTAGATAAACTAGCAGACGCAGTAACAGCAACACTTGGTCCTAACGGACGTAACGTTGTTATTGCAAATCAAGGTATTCCACAATCAACAAAAGATGGAGTAACAGTAGCACGTTCAATTTCATTGGAAGATCCAATTGAAGAATTAGGTGTTCAATTAGTAAAACAAGCAGCTATTAAAACAGCAGATCATGCTGGTGATGGTACTACAACATCAACATTGTTAGCTCAAGAAATGGTTAAACAAGGTTTAACTCATTTAAATAATGGAGCTAATGCCGTTGAAATCAAACGTAGTATTGATAAAACAGTTAAACAAGTAGTTGATTTTATCCGCACAGATATTAAAGAAGATATTTCAAGCGAAGATCAATTAAAACAAATCGCAACAATCTCCGCAAACAATGATCCTGAAGTAGGTGAATTAATTGCTACTGCAATGCAAAAAGTAGGTCGCGAAGGTGTAGTGTTTATTGAAGAATCTAAAAACGGTGAAACATACCTTGAAACAGTAGAAGGTATGCAGTTTGACAGAGGTTACAAATCTCCAGCTGAAGATGTAGAAGGTGAAGCGCTTGCTACTCTAATCGTAAATAAAGCTCGTGGTATTTTGAAAGTAGTTGCTGTTAAAGCTCCTGATTTTGGAGATCGTCGTAAATTGTTACTTGAAGATATCGCTATTATGACTGGTGGTCAAGTATTTAGTACTGAAAAAGGTATGAAACTTGATAAATTTAGTTGGGATTGGTTTGGTGAAGCTCGAGTAGTTACAGCAGGTAAAGACACTACAACAATTGTTGATGGTAAAGGTGAGGCTGATAAAATTTCTGCTCGTATTGAAGAACTTCAAACACAGATTGAAAAATCAACTTCTCCATACGAAAAAGAAAAATTGCAAGAACGTTTAGCTAAGTTTATTGGTGGTGTAGCAATTGTACACGTAGGTGGATTTACTGAATCTGAAATGCGTGAGAAAAAAGATCGTGTTGATGATGCACTTCAAGCTACTAAAGCAGCACTAGAAGAAGGAATCGTACCAGGTGGTGGAGCTGTATTACTACATGCCCGTACTAGCATTGAAGTTAATGATATTGGTTCTCAAATCGTTTATAATGCTTGTGCTGCACCATTTAAGAAAATATTATCAAATGCTGGTTATGAACAAGAAGACATTTACAATGCTATCAACGCTGTAACAGGTGGTGATTATTGGGAAGGTTGGAATTTAAAAACTGAAGATTTTGCTGATATGAGAGATGCTGGTATTATTGATCCTGCTAAAGTAACTCGTACAGCACTTGAAAATGCAGCTTCAGTTGCCGGTACTATTTTATTAACAGAAGCCGTTGTAGTTGACAAGCCAGAAGAAAATAAAAATGATGATGGACTTGGAGGCATGATGGGAATGATGTAAATTTAAACATATGCGAGACGCAGTAGACCTTCTAGGAAAAAAAGTTGCAATAGAAGAAAAAACATATACTATTGATAGTATTAATTTTCTTCCTCACCCCGTACAACCCTTAAACCATATTTGGTTTGGGTTAAAAAGTGAAAATGCTGTAGTAAATTACCCCTATGAAAGTCTACTGCCTTATCTCCAAGACCAAATTAAGTTATGAATAAATTAAGTTATGAAAAAGGAAATAGAAAAAAATATTCTCATTGCTGAGAGAGTACCACCTGGAGATCAATGGAATGTAGTTGGAGTAAATGAAGTCCAAACTTCACTTACAGATGCTTTAAATGCTTATTATATGAATGCTAAGGTAAAACCTGAAGCATTTAGACTTGAACCCTTAAAAGGAATGTTGTATATTATCACAACGGAGGAAGTAGAAGTACTACAACCGAAGCAAAAAACATTTAATTTATACGGGGAATAATGAGTAGAAAAGAACATACACTATGGGTTGAAAAATATAGAAGTCAAACACTGGAAGACTATGTAGGGAATGAAACCATTAAAAAAACAATTCAACAATATCTAAACCAAAACGATATTCAGAATTTTATATTTTATGGTCCTGCTGGAACCGGTAAAACTACTCTTGCTAAACTTATTGTCAATAATCTTGATTGTGATTATATCTACATTAATGCTTCCGATGAGCGTGGTATTGAAACTATTAGAGATAAAGTACAAGGTTTCGCATCAGTTGCTTCTTTCAAACCGCTTAAAGTTATCATCTTAGATGAGAGTGATTTCCTTACTATACAAGCACAAGCATCACTTCGAAATATAATTGAAACATTTTCACGTACTACAAGATTTATTTTGACTTGTAATTATGTTGAACGTATTATTGATCCCCTCCAATCACGTTGCCAGGTACTTAAAATTGTACCACCTTCAAAACAAGAGATTGCTTACCATGTTGTAGACATCCTTAAACAAGAGAATGTTGGAATGGGAGCCGATGATTTAAAATCAGTAATTAATCAATTTTATCCTGACATTCGTAAAATGTTAAATACATTGCAAATGAGTGTTGACGGGGATGAAATTAAATTAGATAAATCATTACTTGTTTCCAGTAGTTATATGTCTCAAGTTGTAAAAGAACTACAACAAAAATCCCCAAATTGGAGAAATATCAGACAAATTATTGCTGATGCTAATGTAAGTGATTTCGAGGAATTATATAGATACTTATATGATAACTCAAGTGCTTATGCTTCCGGTAATGAAGGAATGGTTTCAATTTATATTAACGAATACACTTACCAATCCAACTTCAGAATCGATAAAGAAATTAATTGTATGGCTTTAATTAGTCGTTTGATTGAATGTTCAAAACCACAAGTACTATGAAACATTTCGTAAAATATACGTTATCATGGGTTTCAAATAACCTTGCGATACCATTTTGGACAATAGGTCATATTCATTTAATGACAAATATATACGCGGATATACATGAAGTAATAATGTCGTTAGGAATGAATTTAATTGTAGCAGCTGGATTTATCCAAGATTTTATAGAATATAAAAAAACAAAAACACAATAGTTATGAATCAAAAACCACAAATGAATGTCAATATTGACATTAAAAACACAAAAGCAATTACCTCACCTGAGGGTAATCAAGTATTCTCAGAAGGAGTTATTTTACGTAAAGTATCTCGTTTTGTAACAGGCACAGCTGAAGATGGAGTCATCCCAGTTCCAGTATTTTATGATGTAGTAACAGGTAAAGTATTGGTAGAATTGTTGCCTAAAGAACTAAGAGATGAGTTCAGCGATGACAATATTTGATTGGTTAAATCAGATTACTTACGATAAAAAACCTTGGGAAGATTTTACAGAAAATCAACAAGAATCGTTCAATTCTTACATGATTCATAGATTTTTAAGTATGTATGAGGGATATATTGATATCACAAATGTCGTTCAAACATTCCCTTATACTGAAAAGAAACAAATATATAACACATATAAATCTATGATTCCTAAGAAAAAAATGTTCCTGAAGTATGTCAAATCAACCAAGAAAAAAACATCAGAAGCTGTACTTGAACACATTGCTGACTTTTATTCAATTTCTCTTGGAGAAGCAGAAGAGTATACGTATATTATCCGAAAAGAAGGCGTATACCATTTGTTAGAACGAAGAGGTGTCAATGAAAAGGAAATTAAAAAGTTATTAAAAGAATTAGTTATATGACAAAAAACGCAGATATTTGGGGATTAACACGTGCCCCACAAATGTACCCAGATTCTGATCCTACAGGAGCTAACAAAGCAATTGCTGATTTTGAAAAAGAATACCCATCATTAGCTGAAGCTTGGAAGGAAACCCAACAACAACAATATGAGTTGTTTGCTCGTAAAATGATGGATTATGGTCTTGGAAATATTGCTTTAGGGTCTACACTTGAGGACTCAGATGATATACAACTTTCATTGACTGGTGTTTGGTTGCGTTGTAACGACAAGATAAATCGCTTGAAAAACATGTTAAAACGCAAAGGTCGTAATTATGTTCAAGACGAACCAATGATTGATAGTTTTATTGATATTGCTAACTATGGTATTATTGCTATGTTAGTAATGAAAGGTAAATGGAAAAAATAAATATCATGAAGGATTTTAAATGGGATAATTCTCCGGAATGGTTTAAAGATGTAGTTGAAGAAGAAATTTTTCAAAATAAAATCTACGAAAAACTATTTACAGTTGAAGAAGGAGACGTTGTTTTAGACGTGGGTGCTAGTGTAGGACCATTTGCTTATTCAATTATCCCAAATAATCCTAAACATGTTATTTGTATTGAACCTGGAGTAAAACAATTTCATACATTAGTAAAAAATACTCAACACGGGAAAGTTACATGTTTAAATAAATCTATTACTTACACAGATGATATAATTCATTCCAATACTATATATGGTGATGAAGATATATTTGTTGAAAGTTATGGAATATCTTTCCAAACATTAATCAACCAGTACAATTTAGATCGTATTGATTTCCTTAAAACAGATTGTGAAGGAGGAGAATATGCTATATTCACTCCTGAAAATTTAGTTTGGATAAAACAAAATGTTAAAAAAATAGTAGGTGAGTGGCACTTAGGTAATCCTGAATTAAATCAAAAGTTTAGAGAATTTAGAGATACATACTTAAGAATATTTACAAACTACCAATGCTTTTCAGTTGATGGGCATTCAATTAATTGGGATTTATGGAATGAACATTTTCTTGAATATTACCATCACGTTATAATTTATATTGATAATAGATAAAATATG